AGGCCCGTGACTCTAGAAAAAAAGAATGGTGCGAGCTGAACGATATCACGTTAATAGAATTTAATTACGACGAGGATGTAGATGACTGGCGAAGAAAAATTGAATGACGAGCTGTTTTATGTGCAGGATTTGCAGCAATCGTGTTTTTTTTGTGACACCAAGCACGCAGTATCAGTGTACGACGATTTTTCATTCCACTGGCTGGTCCCCCCAACGTCAATGGTATCTCTGCACATTAAGCAGTTTGAAGATCAATTAACAAACGATTCAAGCTCAACGATTGGTGTACACGCTGGTTGTTATAGTCTAGAGAGCCGCGAGTACGATGGAGGCAAATCAAAGTACAAAATAGGAAGCCCGATGCTCACGCTGCCCTTAGATATTGACAAGATTGTTTCGAAACACAATAGGATTTTTGTAAACAATCTTTACAGAAATGTGCACCGTAAAATCTATCCACTGCCGTTGGGAATTTTTAGAAAAGAGATTGCTGATTTTACTCACCTTAGACAAAAAGATAAAGAGAGCCTTTGCTACGCCAACTTTTCAATAACTCAAAAGTATCGCTATAATGTTATCGAGTGGGCCGTGGAGCAGGATTACATAGATTGCCGTTTTACAAAAAGGTTTCCCGAATGGGACAACAAAATAGGCAGCGAGCACTTTTCTGAGCCGCTAGCGTTTGAAGAATTTTTATCAGTCTTAAGTTCTTACCGCTTCTGCATAGTTCCCAATGGAGTAGGAATAGATACAGATAGACTATGGGAGTGTATATATATGAACGTTGTGCCAATTGTTCAAAACAACTATGGCAATCGTATTTTTTCCAAGATATGGCCGATGATCTTGGTGGACAGATATGAAGTGGTCGATCTTCCTAAGTTAATGGCCGATTTCGAAGAACAATATGGGAAAGACATTCAGTATAACCACGATCTCCTTTTGAGAAAAAATTTACCAGAGCTTCTGAATCGAATCGAATGTGAATGCAGAAAGGTATAGGCGGTGACAGGAGAAGAAAAATTAAATGAATTCGTGCAAGCTATTGATGCGTGGGCAGAGTCTAAATATGTGCACAGCGCCACACCGAGAGAGGAGCCAATACAGGCTCTGAACTTTACCAAAGACAGAATTCAAACCCTTACTAGTGACGAATGTGCGTGCTATGCGTATGAACTATACTCCTACGCAGAATATATAGAAAGCTTAAGAACAAAAGAAAATGCAATTTTAGAATGGGCAGATTCCAGTATTTGGTATATAATATCTACAGTAATGCAAAACTACGGAACCCAATACACTAAGTGGCAAGAGAAGTACTACTCAGCCATAAAAGAAAACCCACTAGCCGCTCAAATATTAAAAGTGAAAAACCATGCAGAGGCGAGAGTCAAAGTGCTGGACGGCAAAGCTGACCGCCTGCAAAGCATGGCAAATATTTTGACAAATTTATCCAGAAGGAGATAAGCGTGGACAAGATAGAAGAAGCCAAAAAATTATTAAAGACAGCAATAGAAACCGATGACGCAGAACTTGTGGCCCTAGCCAACAAAATACTACAACAGTCAAACAAAAAAACAGAAGTCGAAAAACCCACCCAGACTGTTAACAGAAGCGTCAACACAGAAGATTTTGTGACTCCAATCACAAAGCCTGACAAAATGCCGACGCACAAAGGATCACCTGTTAACGACGTAAACAAGAGAGTTAATACATTCGTAGACGATGGCTCCGAAGCGAAAGATGTTACCACACCAGAATTTCAGCCCGTTGAACGGCGGCGTAAGCCAGTCGAGAAGGTTAAACAAGTCTGCGGGCGGTGTTCTCAGGAATACTCAGTTCACCCAACACATGTTCGAGAATTTTTTACTTGCGACAAATGCCTAAAAAGATAAACAAAAAACTGGAAGACTTAGCTGCGGAAAGAGCCGTATTATCGGCTCTTTGTCAGTATGGCTTAGATGCTTTTCTAGAGGTTGACTTCATTGACGGTGATCACTTTACCGACACAATGAATCAGCTTTTATTTCACTGTATACATAAGTCAATATCAGAAAACACCAAGGTGGAACTATCTTCAATACTTTCCGCCGCCAATGATTTGGGTGTTTATGAGCAAATTAACACAAAAGAAGAGATGGGCTTTCTTAGGTCTCTTTTTAATTTCCCAATACACAAGGAAAATGTAGGGTCTCACGCGGCCAAAATAGCCAAACTGAAACTGGCGCGAGATCTTAAGAGAACACTGAAGGCCTGCGAAAAAGACCTTGATGCAGTGACGGGTGATGAAGACATTATGGATCTAGTGGCCAAGATAGAGGAGCCACTTCTGGACGCTACTGGTGACATATATCAAAACTCTAACAATAAAACAGAACTTTTGGGTGAGGGTATTGACGAATACGTACAACACCTTACGGAAAACGTATCTGATTATGCTGGCATACCAAGTGGATTCTCTCGATTTGATATGGCTATTGGCGGAGGGCTTCGTAGAAAGTGCGTAGATCTGGTTGCCGCCAGACCAAAGGTTGGTAAGTCCATGTTTGGCGATGCTGTAGCAATGCATGTCAGCTCCAACCTTAACATTCCAGTGCTTGTGTTAGACACCGAGATGTCTAAAGAGGACCACTATAATCGTATCTTAGCTAGTATCGCTGGAGTAGAGATTAACAAGATTGCAACTGGGCAATTTTCTGAAAACGAGATAGATAAAGAAAAAGTCAACAACGCAAAATTAAAAATGAAAGATATTCCATACCACTACATTAGTATAGCCGGTCAGTCGTTTGAGTCGATACTTAGCATGATGCGCAAATGGATTTACCAACATGTGGGATTTGACGAGAATGGCGCGACAAGAGACTGCCTCATCGTCTACGACTATTTAAAGCTAATGGGCTCTGAGGGAATCAGTTCTTCAATGCAGGAATATCAGGTTCTTGGGTTTCAGATCACCAAGCTTCACAACTTTATGGTTAAGTATGATGTGCCATGTTTGGCGTTTGTTCAGCTGAATAGAGATGGTATCACTAGAGAATCAACAGATGTTGTTTCTGGGTCAGATAGGCTGATTTGGCTCTGTACTAGTTTCTCTATATTTAAGATGAAGTCTGATGAGGAAGTTGCCGATGATAACCCTGAAAATGGAAACAGAAAATTAGTTCCGGTTGTGGCTAGACACGGAGAAGGTCTTGATGATGGCGACTATGTAAGTATGAAAATGTTTGGAAAGTATGGAAGAATAGAAGAGGGTCTTACAAGAAATGAAATTCATAGGAATGGAAGATCTGGGGCCGGGGGATTTGAAATAGATGAAGATATTGAGTCAGAATCAGATATCGAAAATCTGTGAAAATTTATTTGAAGATCTGCCAAAGCTACTAACTACGTTTGGCATAGAATACATAGAGTATCCAAATAGGTACTCATTTGCGTGCCCAGTGCATGGCGGCGATAACCCAGAAGGGTGTAGCGTCTTTATAGATGGGACATCATCGACTGGGAACTGGCAGTGCTGGACACACCACTGCGAGGAAGAATATACCAATAATTTGTTTGGTTTTGTTCGTGGGTTGCTTTCAGAGCAAAGATCAAAAAAAATATCCCTAAACGAAACAGCAGATTTTTGTACTAAGTTTTTAAAAACTAACCTAGAAGATTTAGATATTCCGGTATCTAAGCCAAACGAAGATTTAAAAATATTAGAGATATTCAACAGACAGATAAACAGGCAGTCTCTGGATGTGACGAGAGATGAGATTAGATCAAAAATAAGTATTCCATCTAACTACTACATCGAGAGAGGATATAGGGCAGAAACGCTAGATGAATTTGACGTGGGTCTATGTGAAGAAAGATATAAACCTATGTCAGGAAGAGTTGTTGTTCCAGTATATGACGAAAATTATAGTTATGTAGGATGTGTCGGGAGAAGCGTTATACCCGAAATGGGTCCAAAATGGTTACATAGCAATGGATTCAAAAAGAATGTGCTGTATGGGTTGAATATTGCACATAAGTATATATTGAAAACAGGCTCTGTTATCTTGGTAGAGGGTCAAGGTGACGTATGGAGAATGCATGAAGCTGGCTATAAGAATTGTGTTGGTATTTTTGGGTCAAGCATTAATGACGAACAATTGCTATTACTTGAACAAAGCGGTGCCATGAATATAGTAATATTGACTGACTCAGATGATGCTGGCAATAAGGCCTGCACACAAATAATGAAAAAATGTGGAAGACGATTTAACTACTACAGGCCGGAAATTTCAACCAAGGATGTGGGAGAAATGACTGTCGAACAATTACAAACTGAACTCTTTCCCCAATTAGAAGGAATTATATGATGAATAGTAGAATTCTTGCATTTGCTGGACATAAACAAGCCGGTAAGACAGCGTGCTCAAATTTTATACATGGATACCAGCTACGGGCACACGGCATTATTAATACGTTTAACATAACTACTGATGGTAAACTTATTATAGATACTGTTTTGACTAATCCAGACGGAGGAGAGGAAAGAGCGCACGCTTCTCTAGATGTGAGCAGAAATGATGAAGAATTTGCTTCTTGGGCGATGTACAATATGTGGCCCTATGTAAAGAACTACTCTTTTGCATCGCCGCTAAAAGAAATTGCTGTAACTCTATTTGGACTCAAACCCGAACAGGTGTATGGCACAGACATACAAAAAAATACCAAGACATGGTTCAAGTGGGAAGACATGCCGGGAGTTATTACAGACAAGGCAGCAACAAAACATAAACACATTCAGGCAGCAATCGAAGAAGGAAGAATCCAGTATCATAAGCCGGGCAAAATGACTGCTAGAGAGTTTTTGCAGTTTTTTGGCACTGATCTCTGTCGCACTATATTCCCAGATATTTGGCAGGAAAGACTTATAAACAGCGTAGCCGCAGAAGGGCCGCTGGTAGCAATTGTTGATGATTGCAGATTTCCAAACGAAGTAGAAGCCATTCAGGCAGCCGGAGGGAAAGTAATACGTCTCACGCGAAGCCCACATAAAGACGGGCACGCAAGCGAAACTGCTATAGACGGCTGCGAAAGCTTTGATGCAACGATTGACAATGCCAAACTTTCCATTCATGAAACTAACGTGCAAATAATCAATTTGCTAGGTGAATGGGGCTGGCTAGGAGAGTCGGTTAAGCCGCCGGAGCTGAAGCCGAGGACCCCAGAACCCGAACAGCCGAAACAACCACTACAATCGAGCGATGAGCCCGAATTAGTGGGCGGCATACACACCATTAAAGAGGAGTCCGAATGATAGTTACATACATCCGTAGCTCATCCTACAATAACTATGAATATTGTCAAATGCAATATTTTATGACCTATGTTTTAGGACATAGATCCATTTCTGGAAAAAAGGCACAGCTAGGAACAATTGTTCACAAGGTGATGGAGTGCTTGGCGGCCTGCAAAAAGGAGCTACAGGACACGAACAAAAAAACAGGGCTCTCTATAACAGACGATGCTCTTGGGCAAATAAAATTTACAGCCAATAAATTATATACCAAGAAGTTTGTTAAGGATTTACTGGATCTAAGCTATCAATATTACACTGAGAACTGTACTCATAACTACACAGGTGCAGACTTATCTTTCTGTAAAAAATCTGTTGATACTGCGATCTCTTATAATGAGGGCCAATTCGATCCTAGAAATAGAAATATAGTAGCGTCAGAACCCCAATTCGACATACCGATTGAAGAAGATTGGGCAAAGTATAACTACACGATGCCCAATGGAGAGAAAATCACCGGTCAGCTAGCCATCAAAGGAACCATAGACTTGGTTACAGAAATAGATGATGGAGTGATCGAGGTGGTTGACTGGAAGACGGGAAGAAGGCTCAACTGGGCTACTGGAGAAGAAAAAACTTATGAAAAACTTCTTGAAGATCCCCAACTACTATTGTATAATTATGCCATATCCAAGATGTTCCCAGAATACAAGCAAGCAATAATGTCCATCTTCTACATTAGAGATGGTGGGCCGTTTAGCATGTGCTTTGATACATCTGATCAAGAAAAATTCTTAGGAATGCTTGAAAAGAGATTTAAACAGATAAAAAGAAACGACTCTCCAATGCCTATATCTAAAAATAGATCACATTTTAAATGCACAAAGCTGTGCCATTTTTATAAAAATAATTGGCCCGGAACAAACACATCTATGTGCGAACATGTGGACGATCATTTAAGGGCATGTGGAGAGCAAGAAACAATAGAAAACTGTACACGAGATGGTTTTGATGTTGGATACTATGAGGCACCCGGATAATGATTATTCTTCTAAATGAATTTTTTGAATACCCGTATGAAGACAGGAATGTGGAAATTGCGGAAGCGCTGCGAAAAAACTGTGAATGTGACGATATAGATAAAATAGTTGTTTTTTGCGACCCTCTCATGAGAGAAAGCCTGAAAGCAGCAATAGAAGGAATGTCACATCTGCATTCTGATAAAATTCAAACAGTAATCACGCGCCCGTTTTTTCGATCCACATACGCAGACTACTTCAACTACTGTAACCAAAACTTTACAAAAAATGACGTTTGTGTTATAGCAAATAACGATATATACTTTGATGAAAGCGTGGCCAAGTTAAATGACATTGATGATCAGTTTGTGTGCTTAAGCAGGTGGCAGAAATACGGCGCATTCGCGCAAATACCGGGACACCCAGCCTATAGTCAGGACGTTTGGGCATTTAGGGGGAAGATACCCGACAGTATGATACTTACATCATACTTTTTTCAGGGCACAATGTGCTGTGACAATCATATTTGTTTTTTAGCAATGGTCAATGGCTTCAAGGTAGTAAATCCGTGTTTGGCCGTCAAGTCGTATCATCTTCATGAGGAGGCCAAACATAGAATTTATGACACGGAAGACAGGGAAATTAAAAACTGTATATATCTGGCAACAGTAGATAAATCAGACTCATTAGAATACGATGCCTTCAAGGTGGCTGCTTATTGGGGCGCTGCTGGGAATTATAGAATGGGGGGACCAAAATGGATGAAACAGATGAGGGATATATATCATGAAACCGGCCTATTTGAAAAATTATATGAGTACAACATGTTGAAATTAAAAGACCCTACCAAGCGGCCCACCGTGCAAGGTGTGACTGATGGTTCCTTAAGGGGGTCCGCTTTTTCAAATCTTATGCAGTCTCACCATCAGCTTCCAGTGCTAACATGGACCACTAGGACGAAAGATAATAAAAATGATTGAAATAAAGATAACAGAAGAAATGAAGAAGCGAGCTTGGAGCAAAGCGCGCAGCATGGGAGAAATTAATAACTCGATCACAAAGGGCGGCGGTAACATTGCGGGTTTTTTGGGTGAAGAAGTTGCTAATAAAATTATTAAAGGTGACATCAATAACACATATGATTATGATATAATCAAAAATGGTGTTACATATGATGTCAAAACCAAAAGATGTACTAGCAAACCTAAAGAATATTACGAATGTTCCGTCGCCGCTTTTAACACTAAACAAAAATGCGACCATTATGTTTTCGTAAGGATAGAAAATATAAAAGGTAGATGGGGCCGCGCTTGGATACTGGGCTGTTATGAGAAGAACGCCTATTTTGAAGATGCCAGATTTTTGAAAAAGGGACAGATTGACGGAAATAATAAGTTTAAAGTAAAAGCGGATTGTTACAACATTGCAATTAAAAACCTGAAAGAAGTATGAACTGGATACCAATAAACTGCAAAACACATTTTAGCTTGCTTCGAGCGTTTTCTAAATGTGATAAGCTGGCCAAAAAATGCAAAGAGTACGGATACAAGGCGTGTGCCATATCCGACATCAATAATGTTTCTGGCGCCATTAACTTTCATCAGGCGTGCCGCAAACATGGAATCAAGCCTCTTTTGGGGTGCGATTTTGGTGAGTATACACTAATAGCCAAAAATAAAAATGGATGGTTAGATCTAATTAAAATTGTATCGCAGCATGGTCTGGAGATACTTAAAAGAGCTGCCAGCAATGGAGATCTGATTTGCATCACCAAAGACCCACAGGCCGGGTATAAAAAATTATTTGGGACAAATTATTTCTGCTATAATTATGATAAACACAAGGTGTATTATGTTACGCAGGATGAGGCTGAGGCACATCGAGTCATACTCTGCTCCGGAATGAAAACTACACTACCCAAGGCGGTGGCAGCAGTCAAGAAGGGGGATGAAATTGAACATCAAGAGTTTTTTGAATCCGATAATTTTTATCTGCCTCCGCCAGAAGAAGTTAAAGACTCCGAAAAGAACACGGAGCTTTTGAATAAAATAGCAGATATGTGCGAAGAGTACGAAGTGACTGGTAAGCCCATGTTGCCCGAATTTAGTTGTCCAGATGGCTTGAATGAAGATCAGTACATAAAAGAATTATGCAGACGTGGATGGCGCAATAGGCTTATGGATAAGGGAGTCGTATCCGCACCAGACAAAAAACAACAGTATCTAGATAGAGTCAATCATGAGCTTGAAGTTATATTTAAGGCTAAGCTGTCGGGATATTTTCTGATTGTGCAAGACATAGTAAATCACATCAAGGATCAGGGCTGGCTAGCGGGTCCGGGTCGAGGATCAGCGGCTGGATGCTTGATTTCTTATCTTCTTGGGATCACAGAAGTGGACCCGATTCGATATAATCTTATTTTTGAAAGATTCTATAATGAGGGCAGAAATTCAGAAGACCACATCTCCCTACCGGACATCGATGTAGATGTTCCAGCAGAACATCGTGATGAGATTATAGAATACATCAAACAAAAATATAATCCTGACAATGTGTCGCAAATGATCACGTTTGGTAGGCTTCAGGGTAGGGCCGCCCTAAAAGAAGTATTAAGAATCAATGATGCTGTGTCATTCGCTGAGATGAATGAGATAACTAAGTGTATTCCAAATGAAGCAGACATATCTGACCAATTGGAGGTCATGGAAGACAGGTCTATAATCAAATGGACACTGATGAACGAACCGGAAGAGCTAAAAGAGTGGTGCATCATGGATGAGAACGGGGATCTTGATGGATCTCTAGCACCCCTGTTTGATCAGGCTATCAAGATTGAGGGCACTAATAAATCCCAAGGAAAACATGCTGCTGGCGTGATTATAGCTAGAGAAAGACTAAAAGATATATGCCCAATGACACTGGATAAAGGGGGGCAAACCATAGCCGCCTTTGAAATGAACGACCTAGAAAATCAGGGGCATGTTAAATTTGATATTCTGGGTATTGACTTACTAAGCAAGATAATGGATATAACAAATGCATAAAGTTAGAAAAATCGCTCAACGTCAAGATTACAAATCTGTAATATTTTCCGGTTGTGCTATCGAGTCTGGCGGAGTCTCAATATGTAATCTCAGCGATTACAATGGTGGGAGCAGTGGCAATGGTGGATCTAGATATCAAGTCTGGTCAGACAGATATAGATATCACGGTATGTTTCACAACATAGATGAGGCTGTAGATAAATTCCTCGAACTGAAACAAAGGAGATAGTCATTAATTATCGTGATATAATCGTATTCGACTTTGAGACAGGTGGCGCCAATCCACATACATGTCAACCCACACAGATTGCTGCCGTTGCTATACACGCTAGAAAGCTAGAGATTCAGCCGGGCGGAACTTTCAACAGCGAGATCAGGCCCATTATAGATGATGACAAGGCCATCGAAGCAGGCGTTGCGCCCCTTGAGGACAAGGCACTGGAGATAACAAGAAAGACACGAGATGAACTAGCCAAGGCCCCACTTCCAAAAACAGTATGGAAAAAGTTTGCGCAATTTTGCGATAGATATAACTTTAAGAAAACTTCTTATTATGCGCCAATTGCGGCTGGATACAATATCAATGGCTACGATATGCCAATCGTGGAGAGAATGTGTCAACAGTATGGGCCGCTTGACGAGAAGAAAAACTGTCAGAAGATTTTCAATCCAATTTTCACTATAGATGTGATGCAACATATTTATTGCTGGTTTGAGAACAACCAAGACGTAAAGGGATATAGCATGGACTATATGAGAGACTATTTTGGTATGTCTCAAGAAAGCAAAGATAATGCTCATGATGCTTTGCAGGATGTTAAAGATACTGCCAACCTTATGATAAAGTTTTTAAAATTACAAAGAGGATTGTTAAAGAAAGTTAAGTTCGAGAAAGCTTTTGCAAGTGGCGAGGCATACGTATAGATGAATAATTTTGACATTAACAATTTTGAAGACGAGAGCGTTTGGGACTTGATCTGTGATGGTCGCACCAAAGGGGTGTTTCAGCTAGAATCCCAGTTGGGCAGATCTTGGGCTAAAAAGGTCCAGCCACGTAATATTAATGATTTGGCTGCACTGATATCATTGATCCGTCCGGGTTGCTTGAGGGCTGTAACAGATGGTAAGTCTATGACACAGCATTACTGCGACAGAAAAGCCAATCAAGACCCCGTTACTTATCCAGACGATTCTCTTGAAGATATTTTGTCTGAAACGTATGGCGTTTTAGTTTACCAAGAACAATCTATGATGATAGCTCAAAAATTGGCTGGATTTAATCTTAAAGAAGCTGATGATTTACGCAAAGCTATTGGTAAGAAAAAGGCTAGCTTGATGGAGAGGGTCAAGGCAGCTTTTCTTAAGGGCGCCGAGGAGCAGGGCATTGTGACCAAAGAGGTTGCGGAAGAAATTTTTTCTTGGATTGAAAAATCTAATCGGTACGCCTTCAATAAGTCACACGCTGTATCATATGCAATCAATGCCTACTGGAGCGCATACTGTAAAAGATATAAGGCTGTGAAATTTTATGTGTCCTACTTAAACCATTCTGATCGGAAACCTGACTCCCAGAAAGAATTGAAAGAGCTTATTGTGGATGCTAAGCTTTCAGATATTGAGGTTTATCCACCCAGACTTCAACACCTTAACACAGATTTTTTCGCAGAGAGTGACACTATATATTTTGGCCTCAATCATATCAAGCATGTCGGTAAAAATGAATGTGAAAAAATAGAGGGTGTTTGTCTAGAAGAAGATGTTAGTCTTTATTCGTGGATGGATGTACTTACAAAGATTATCTACAAGACGCGCTTAAATAAAAGGGCGGCTATAGCTCTTATTTCAGTTGGAGCCTTTAATGGCGTCAACAACACTATGGATCGGGAGCGAATGCTTTATGAGTTCGATAGCTGGAAGGATCTAACCGCTAGAGAACAAGAATACATTTACAACAGTAGACACATGTTTGATAAAAAATCATACCTAGTTGATGCTATTAACGACCTAATCAATAATTGTAAGATTAATAGCCGCAGGCTCACAACGGTTTTAGCGATTAAACAAATGCTAGATAGCCCTCCGCATGAGCTGAAGGACAATATTCCATTATTAGCACAAAACGAAGAAAAATACATGGGTTGCTCTTTGACTTGCAGCAAAACAGATGCGATTGATGCAAGTTTTTCAGGTTCTTTGTGTCGAGATATAGCAAAAGGTGCTATAATTGGTAAGACAAACATTGTTGCTCAAATCAGTTCTGTGAGGGAGTATAGAACAAAGCGTGGTAAAAATCCGGGTCAATTAATGGCCTTCTTGTGTATTGAAGATGGTAGCGGCTCACTGGACTCAGTGACGATCTTTCCAGAGTCCTATGGAAAATATAGGGACTTATTGATAGAGGGCAACACTGTTTTAATGAATGGAGAGATTTCACAAAGGGAAAATACTTCACTAATAGTAAATAAAGTTGCCCAAGTTTGAGGAAATATGAATGAATAGATGTCACTTCTTAGGCAAAATTGCCTATGAGCCCGAAGTGTATGACGCACAGGGAACTCAAGTAATACAATTTGTATTAGAGATTGAAGAATACAGAAAAGATAAACACGGATCAAAAAAAAGACGTGTTGATTTATTAGACTTTGAGGCGTGGGATTCAGCAGCCAATGCCATAAGAAGACACGCTAGGGCGGGCGACATTATGGCTGTAGAGGCTATAGCAAGAAAAGACAAGGATGATTTTGTAACCTTTAGAGTCACAACCTTTAAAATTTTGCCGCAGGACGACTTTGACGAATAATGAAAAATAAAAAAGTACTATTTTGCTCGGAGGCGTCTTGGCTAACTACGGGCTACTCCGTTTATACAAAAGAAGTGCTATCTAGGCTACACCAAGTAGATGGCATTGAGGTTGCTGAGCTTGCATGTTATGCTGGGCCAAATGATCCGCATATTGGGCAGGTTCCTTGGAAAGTGTATCCCAATAAACCCGACCCAAGTCATCCACAGTTTGCGACATATAGCAATAGCCCCAGTTCGCAATTTGGCGAATTTTCTTTTAATCAGGTGTTACTTGATTTTCAGCCCGATGTTGTAATGGATATACGTGACTGGTGGATGATTGAATATCAGCAAAGATCTCCGTTTCGTGATTTTTTTCATTGGGCGATCATGCCCACCGTGGACGCGGAGCCGCAGGATGTGCAGTGGATAAATACGTATGCGTCAGCAGATGCGGTTTTTGCATATTCTGAGTTTGGTCGTGACACGATGCTATCTCAATCGGATAGCATTGATTTCATAGACCTAGCTCCTCCGGCAGCCAGCAATAGCTTTTTTCCAGTTCTAGACAAGGGGCAACACAAACTAAGTATGGGTATAGACCCAGAAGCTATGATTGTGGGCACCGTCATGCGCAACCAAAGAAGAAAGTTATACCCAGACCTTTTCGAGTCCTTTAGAGAGTTCTTAGATCGCGCCAAAGATCCAAATGTGTTTTTATATTGCCACACATATTACCCCGACATCGGGTGGGATCTCCCTCTTTTGATGGATAAATTTAACATTGCGAATAGGGTGCTGTTTACATATAAGTGTAAGCAATGTGGCGAAATATCTCCGGACTTTTTTCAAGACGCTGTTCAGTTTTGTCCGTCATGTGGAACCATGACAAAACAGCTTACAGGAATTGCGAACTCTATTAGCGAACAAGATCTTAGCAAGATATATAATGTGTTCGATATATATGTGCAATACGCAAACAGCGAGGGGTTTGGTATGCCGCAGCTCGAAGCCGCTTATTGTGGTCTTCCTGTTATCTCTACTTATTATTCTGCAATGCAATCAGTTGTAGATAATATTGGAGCTATAGGCATAGAGCCATTAGCTTATTCAGTTGAATGCGAAACAGGATGCAAGCGAGCAATCCCAAACAACTCTTCATTTGTGGACTCTTTACTTAGCCTGCACGCAGACAGAGAAAACTTACCTACTATTGGCAACAAAATAAATAAGAACGCTAGAAAAGTGTATAGTTGGGACAAAACCGCTGACGTGTGGTTATCGCACATAAACTCAGTACAGTCTAAAGATCCTCGACAAACTTGGTTTTCACCTCCCAAGATTTTCGAACCCGCACAACAAATACCTGAAGGCGGCAGTATGATTGATAAAGTTAATTTTATTTTTACCAATATATTACATAAACCTGAATGGCTTGGTGGCTATCTATGGAAAA